GGTCATGACGGTGTTACAGTTCAGTATAAGGGAAGTGTTCTGGAGAAAGTCAGGGAATGGCTGAATGAGAATGGTTATCCGATTGTGATTGAGCTTATGCTCTCCAATGGCAATAGCAATAAATGCAAGGTTGTTTATGGGGAGGTGGCGTAATGACATATTCAGAATTTTGTGATCAGATTGCACCGTCTGTTTTAGAACTGGAAAAAGAATGCAGCAAAATGAGTTTGGAAGAATTTAAAGAATTCCGTGAGGATGTTATGCACGAAGCTGGAAAGCATAATTATAGCAAGAAGTTTATGTCCGCCGTGCTTGATATGATATATGGTCATCTGTTTTTTAAAGATACTGCACAGGGGGTAGCCTAAAGTGAATGTTCAGGAAGAATTAAGAATAAATGGATATCAGCCTACAGTTGGATATCCAGGAACGGATATGGGAGATTTTTTCAAAGGGTTAATGGATAGATATAAATGTGAATGCTCACCATTTATGCTTTCAGTGGCTTATACATATGGAGTGATTCAAGGAAAGAGAGAAGAACGATTCAGAAGAAAAAATAAAAAAGTGGGTAACTAGAGAGGGGTACTTCCGTGATATTATGGTAGCATGAATTAAGCCAAAGGCATACGGCCGGCGGCTTGCGTCGAACCCCACCAGGCAGCAGGCGAAAGCTTGTTGCCTCCCCCCTTGGAACGTAGCTCAGAGGTAGAGCAATGGCTTGTGTCCTAAGCGAAGGTTCGAGTCCTTCCGTTCCGATGATTTTAGTTGCTATTTTTGTACTTCCCCTTTTTTCTTGGAAGCCTCTGTTAGATGCAGGGGCTTTCTTTTTACTGTATTTAGGAGTATGATAAATAAAACTGAAGGGGGAGAAATTATGAAATGTGCAAAATGCCTTTTAAACAAATTAAAAAACAGCCGTTTGGGGTTAGGAATAATAGTGTTGCTAATAATAGCAGTGCTTTTCCCGTTTTTAACGATTGGCTTAATAACGCCGATTGATAATCCACCTCAATGGCTGAATGGAATATGTACTTTTTTGTCTAATGTTAAAGAAAGTAGTGATTGGATTGGCTTTTGGGGAAATTATTTTGGAGGTGTAAGCGGTGGCATAATTACAATTACGGTTTTCTTTTGGACTATTAAGGACTCGGAGGAAACAAGAAAAGAAGAAAAAAGATTACAAGTAATGCCGGTGTTTGATTATGTAGTTGTCGGAAAAGCATTTGTAACTTATGAAAAGGATTTATTATGTAATGCAGTTGCCCCAGATAGAAAAAAAGATACTTATAGTTATAGGCTAAATATTAGTTTACAAATCTGTAATATTGGTCTAGGACCAGCTCAAAAAGTATTTTTAAAAAGTTGTAAATATGGGGCAATTGAACAGACTCGTAAAATGATAGGTACAATTCCAAAAGGATCTAATAGAATTATTCAAGAAAACTTTAAATTTTTAAATAATGATGATCCTACTAACGGATATCCTAAGACAATTCATTTAGTTTTTGGATTTAAGGATATGCTTGGGAATGAATATGAACAGCAGTTTGACATGAATATACAGCGTATTATTATGGAAAAGGGAGAGTGGTGGGATATAATCATAATAAATGATGATCCAGCTAACCTTATAAGTACATATAATTAATGCTAACAAGTAGGAGTCACCCAGCGTGGCTCCTTTTCTATACCCAAAACCGACGAAAGTGAGGTGAACGGACATGGCCAGAGCGCCGGATCCAAGAATAGAACAGGCGAAGGCCATGTATCTGGAAGGAGAGAAATTGGTTGAGATTGCAAGTCAACTAAATCTGCCGGAAGGGACGGTACGTCGTTGGAAGTGTACGCATAAATGGGATAACGAACGTTCGGGTAAGAAAAACGAGCGTTCGCAAAAACGTAAACGGGGCGCTCAGCCAGGTAACCATAACAGCTCTGGTGGACCTCCGGGAAATAAGAAAGCAGAAAAATTCGGTTTCTTCAGCAAGTATCTGCCTGAGGAGACCGTTTCTATTATCCAGGAGATGCCGACGGACCCGCTGGATGTCCTCTGGGATCAGATCCAGATTGCTTATGCGGCTATTATCCGGGCACAGCAGATCATGTATGTGCGTGATCGGGATGATAAAACAATCGAGAAAATCGAGGAGAAAGACGGCAACGTGATCGGGGAACGCTGGGATGTACAGCATGCCTGGGACAAGCAGGGAAAATTTCTACAGGCCCAGGCCAGGGCACAGTCGGAGCTTCGCAGCCTGGTTAAACAGTATGACGAGCTGTTGCATAAGCGTTGGGACCTTGCCAGTGATGAACAGAAAGCCCGCATAGCTCAGATCAAGGCCCAGACGGACAAACTTAAGGGTACTGACAACGAAGAGGAGCTGAGCCGCCTGGATCAGGTTCTTAGTGAGATCAAAGGGGTTGTATAGTATGCCATTTTCTGATAAACAGCAGGAGTTTTTCCGAAATGCAAACCACCGATGGAATATTAAGGTTGGTGCGACACGTTCCGGAAAGACCTATATGGACTATTATGTGATCCCTAAGAGGATCCGTGCCAGAGCCGAAAAAGAGGGCCTGGTGGCGATTCTGGGTGTTTCTAAAGGCACGATCCAGCGAAACATTATTGAACCATTACAGCGTATCTGGGGGACTAAGCTGGTAGGTGATATCAATTCACAGAACATTTGCCCTATGTTTGGAGAAGATGTTTACTGCCTGGGTGCTGAGAAAGTCAGCCAGGTATCTAAGATCCGAGGCTCTTCATTAAAGTATTGTTACGGTGATGAGGTCGTAGACTGGAACCAGGATGTCTTTAACATGCTTAAATCCCGTCTAGATAAGCCTTATTCCTGCTTTGACGGAGCCTGTAACCCGGATGCCCCACAGCACTGGTTTAAAAAGTTCCTGGACTCTGATGCGGACATTTACTGCCAGAAGTATGAGATCTTTGATAATCCATTTTTAAGCCGGGTATTTGTAGATGAGCTTTGCAAGGAATATAAAGGAACGGTCTTGTATGACCGGTACATCCGTGGCCTGTGGGTAGCTGCGGAAGGTTCTGTGTATAAGTTGATGTGTGATGCGACATCCAGTGGAGGCATTAACCCATATGCAATCTATGAGAAGCCTAAAAGCCTTTTACAGATCAATATTGGTGTTGACTTTGGTGGTTCAGGATCAGGACATGCATTTGTTGCTACTGCATACTCCAGGGCTTATCAAAGTATTACGGCACTTGCCAGTGAGCGCCATATGAGCGTAAATGGCAGTATTAATCCGGATAAGTTGGGAGAATTGTTTGTAGACTTTTGCTTGAAGATCATCAACCTGTATGGATTTATTACCGTTGTCTATTGTGATAGTGCAGAGCAGACGCTGATCGCAGGTATGAGGACAGCGGTCAGGAAGGCGGGGCTTGGCTGGATCCGGATTGAAAATGCCCTGAAAACAACGATCAATGACAGAATACGTTTTATGCAGCGGATGCTTAGCCAGCACCGCTTTTTCTATGTAAAAGATCAGTGCCAGAGCCTGGAAGATGCTCTAACAACGGCATTGTGGGATGAGAAGAAATGTCTTGTGGAAGATGTGCGACTGGATGACGGTACCAGTGATATTGATACGCTAGATGCTTTTGAGTACACATTTGAGCGGGACATCAGCCGGTTTATCCGGTACGAATAGAGGTGATAACAATGAAATTTTCTAAAATGCTGGCTGCGATCACGCAGGTTTTAAATCAGGATTCAGATACACAGGTTGATGTCTGCATGACTTCTGAAATGGCCCGTAGGATAGAGCTATGGACGGCCATGTATGAAGATAATGCGCCATGGGTGGATCGAAAGAAAGTGAAGAGTGCACAACTGCCGGCAGCTATTGCCTCTGAGGTTGCAAGGCTTGTTACTCTGGAAATGAAGTCGGAGATAACAGGAGGTTCTTCCGCCACCTATCTGAATGATCAGTATCAGAAAAAAGTGCTGACAAGTATCCGCAGATATGTGGAGTACGGATGTGCGAAAGGCGGTTTGATTTTAAAACCGTATGTTACAAAAACAGGTCTTGCGATCCAGTATGTACAGGCAGACTGTTTCTTCCCGCTTGCTTTTGATGATTCCGGACAGATCCAGCAGTGCGTATTTACGGAACAGTTCCGGAAGGGACAGAAGATCTATACCAGGCTGGAAGTCCACACGCTGCAGGGAGAACAGATCCGGATCACAAACAGGGCCTTTGTTGCAACCAATGACTACAGCCTTGGAAGCGAGATCAGCATAAACTCAGTGGATAGGTGGTCAGAATTAATGCCGAAAGCAGTGATGGAGGGTGCTGACCGGCTTCTGTTCGGGTATTTTAAGGTACCTCTTGCAAACGCGGATGATACAGGCAGTCCGCTAGGAGTATCTGTATATTCCAGAGCAGTGGAACTGATCAAAGAGGGAGACAGGAGGTATTCCAATATCTGCTGGGAGTATGAAGGCACACAGCTGGCGGTGCATGTGGCCACTTCACTGCTTCCGGTCCAGTTTGATCCCAATTCCTTTGAGGGACAGAAAGAAGCACTTAGAAGTAAGCTTTTGGGAATGGAGCAGCAGGGAATATCACTTGGAGATGCGGATTATGATCAGACCTATGTTCAACTGCAGCAGGTGATCCAGGCAGAGAATGAATATAAAAAATCTCTTTTAAATGCAGATGCCGGACAGAAAAAGGCAAAAGCATCTGCGGATAAATTAAGGGACTCTGTAAATGGCGCTGGTAAAGCGGCGAAAAACTCAGGGAAAGGGATGCAGCTCTTAGGCCGGATCAGTCGCATGATGATGATGCGGTTTGTCATGCAGGCGGTAATGGCAGTGATGAGCGCAACAAAAGAGGGCTTCCAAAATCTTGCGAGATATTCAGGAAGCGCAAACCAGACATTATCCGGTCTGTCCTCTTCTTTATTATATTTAAAGAACAGCCTGGCAGCCGGTTTTGCTCCCATTTTAAGTGTTGCGGTACCGGCAATCACTGCATTGATTGATGCGATAGCCCAGGCACTGGCCTGGATCGGGCAACTGGTAGCGGCATTAACTGGGAAATCCACCTTTGTGAAGGCTAAGAAGACCCAGGAAGATTATGCAAAAAGTCTTAAAAAGACAGGAAGCGCAGCAAAAGACGCAAAGAATAGTCTGGCAGCTTTTGATAAATTAAATGTCTTAAGTCAAAATAATGCAGGTGGCGGAGGCGGCGGTTCCGGAACAGATCCGTCCCAGATGTTTGAAACGGTGGCAGTATCCAGCTCACTGTCAAAAGCCCTGGATGCATTAAAAAAGAAATGGAGTGATCTGTCTAATCTGTTTGCCAAAGGATTTAAGGTAGGATTAGGAGATACTACTTCCCGGTTCGCTACGATCCAGAAAGGGCTTCAGAGTATTAAGGAAAGCCTGGCTGATATTTTTTCAGATCCGCGAGTCCAGGCTGCAGCAAGTACCTGGGGAAATAAAATGGTCTATGATTTAGGCGTGATCGCAGGTTCTGTTGCGTCAGTTGGTATTACGCTGGCAGCAAACCTGGTCGGTGGCACTGCAAAGTATCTGGAAGAAGCCCGGGAACGGATCAAGCAATATATCATAGACATGTTTGATATAACCGGGGACATAGCAGATATTGTGGCAAATTTTTCCGCAGCTTTCGCAGAAGTATTCAGTGTCTTTGCAGATGAAAACGGGCAGACATTTACTGCAAATCTGATTGGCTTTTTTTCCAACTCCTTCATGGGTTTTACAGAAGTGTTTGCCAAGCTTGGGCGGGATCTTTTAAACGCCCTGCTGACTCCTCTTACAAATAATACGGCCGGTTTTAAACAGGCATTTGACGGGCTTCTGGGAGTTGCTGCTCAGATAATGGGAGATCTTAAAGATCTGTTTACAGATGCGTTTGATCAGATAAACCAGACATATGATGAGCATGTAGCACCTATGTTTGACGCATTTACAGAGGGACTTACAGAAATCCACAAAAGCGCTCTGGAAGCATTTGAAACATACATATTGCCGGCACTTCAGAAAGTGGCAGATAAATTTACAGAAGTCAAAAGCCAATATTTGCAGCCATTTATTAAAAGTTTTGTAGAATTATTCGGAAACGTTGCAGATACCCTAACCGTCTTATGGAACCAGGTACTGCAGCCGCTTTTAAACTGGATCGTTCAGAGTTTTGCCCCGCTTATTGGTGCAGCCATTGAAAATGTTGGAGGATTTTTTACTGCGCTTCTTGCGGTAGTAAGCACTGCAGCCCAAGGTGTAACAGACGCTTTAAACGGCATCCTGGAGTTTATACAGGGCGTATTTACCGGAGATATGGAAAAGGCCTTAAATGGTATAAAAGATATATTTAAGAGTGTTTTTAACGGGATCATTTCCACAGTAGAAGTTGCGATCAATCATATTGTGGAAGGTTTAAATGGTATCAGTTTTGATGTACCGGACTGGGTGCCCCTTGCCGGTGGTCAGCATTTTGGATTTAATGTCTCATCGATGAAACTTCCTAGACTGGCTACAGGAACCGTTGTTCCAAGACAGGCCGGAGAATTTGCGGCGATCCTTGGAGACAACAACCGGGAAGCAGAAGTTGTCTCTCCATTGTCTACGATCAAGCAGGCATTGCTGGAAGCTTTGAAAGAGGCAGGTGCTGGACTGGGTGGAGATATTCAGCTGATGATCAATCTGGATGGAAAGGTAGTGTATGAAAATGTGGTAAAACGTAACCGGTTGGCAAGAAAGCAGACGGGAAAAAATCCGCTGCTTGTGTAAGGAGAAAGGACTATGGCTTTTAAAGGATGGCTTATAAAGTTTGGAAATACCGTCCTTCCGAATAAGTATCTGGAGAAATATAAAAGTACACCCAATCAGAGACTGGAACTGGATGCATCCCGTGATGCAACGGCATTGCTCCACCGTCAGACATCGCCGAATTATAAGACGAGCCTGACAGTACCGATCCGGAAACTGTATCTGGGTGAAAAGATAGTCGTTAAAGCGATCATAGATGCGGGGATCGTGTCAGGAGGAGAGCGGGAAAGAAAGGTATCTGTCACGTATTGGAACGATGAGGAAATGGATTATAAGTCAGGAGTATTTTATATCGCAGATATTGAATATACGATCTCTCATGTGAATGAAAGAAAACTGGATATGGTCTATGAGCCATTTGATATTCAGTTGACAGAATATTAGGGAGGCAGCTTATGTTAAATGTGGATGAACGATTAAAAGAACTGTATCGGGCAGACAGTACAGATAAACAGCTGATCCTGGACTTTTATCACAAAGGAGAAGAAGAACCTTACCTGCATCTTTCAAGCAGTAACATAAAAGCGGAAACAATGGAACTGGATGAGGCATTGTCCAGTAATGAAAATCTGGAATTTGGAAGCTGCGAGGCATCACAGTTAAAAATTACACTTCTTAATGTTACGGAAGTTGTAAAAGAAGCCAGAATGAAAGTTTATCAGATCCTGGAGGGAATATGGCCAGAAGCAGGCCTGTTTCCAGGTGATGATATATATCCTAATGGATATCGGATGCCTTTAGGAGTATATATCATTAAATCCGCAGAAAAAGAAACAGATAGAAAATACCTGGATATTGTGGGTCTGGACCAGATGTCTCTATTTGATGTAAATGTTGCACAGTGGTATAACAATCTTTTGTTTCCAATGACATTGAAAGAATTCAGATCCAGTTTATGTCAGTACGTTGGTGTGACGGAAAAGGTTCCATCTTATCTTCCAAATGACAGTATTTTGATTGAAAAGACAATGAGTGTAGAAGAATTGTCTGGTCGGGATACTTTGATTGCATGTGAACAGATGAATGGTGTGTTTGGCCATTTTGACCGGGAAGGAATTTTACAGCATATTGCATTGCAACCGAATTATATTTTGGCACCAGCTGAAAATCTGTATCCGTCAGATGAATTATATCCTCTTGTTCCAGGTGAAATGAATGAGCAGGTCTATGATGAAACAATTTCACAAAATCTGTATAAATCCTGTGTTTTTGAAGATTACACGGTAAAAGCCGTTGAAGCGGTACAAATCCGCCAGGAAGAAGAGGATATTGGTGCGATCTATGGAACCGGTAATTGTCTGGTAGTAGAAGGTAACTTCCTGCTATACGGCAAGGGCGCAGATGAATTACAGCAGATCGCAGCGGGGATTTATGGAATGGTGAGCAGCCGACCTTATGTTCCTTACGAATGTAATCTGCTAAAAGGCTTGCCATATTTAGAACTGGGAGATGCCGGCTTGATCAAGTCGGAAGAAGGGACAATTGTTTCTTACATCATTAAGAGGACGATGAAAGGGATCCATGCCTTACAGGATACCTATAGCGCAACAGGTGAAGAAATACGAAAGGAAGAGCAGGGGACCAACGCGGACATTATCCGCTTAAAAGGCAAGGC